CAAGTCAGCTCCAAGTGACAAACAAAAGTATGGTCAATTCCTTGACGTCCTTACCAGTTGCAACAAGTTTGTTTGTGATCGAACTGGCGAGGACTTTGGCGACGTTGCTACTTGGGGAGCAGACCGTGCTCTTATCGTTGACAGTCTATCCGGCCTGAACATTATGGCTATGGATTTGGTTGTTGGCTCCAAGCCCACGAAAGGTATGCAAGACTGGATGGTTGCAATGGATAATCTCGAGCGGTTTGTCAACACGCTGGTGATGAATACCAAATGCTTCTTTGTCCTGACGGCACACCCGGAGCGGGAGAAGGATGAGATAACAGGTGGTGTCCAAATCATGGCGTCAACGCTCGGTCGAAAAGTTGCGCCCCGTCTGCCAAGGTATTTTGATGATGTTGTCTATACCCAGCGCGAAGGGGAGAAGTTTACTTGGAGCACCGCCGCCGTCAACGTGGACTTGAAAGCCCGAAACCTTCCGATCAAAGATCATCTGACTCCAAGTTTTGAGCAGGTGGTTGAAGCTTGGAAGAAGAAAGGTGGAGTCATACCAACCCATGAGGAAGCGACAGATGGGACAGCAGGATGATGCTGAACAACTTTTAACTGATGTAATGAACCGAAGTGAGAAGCTCAACGAAGGGGAGCAGAACTTTATCGAGAGCATCTATGAACACTTCACCGAGAATGGTTCGTTATTCCCTCAGCAGTATCACAAGTTAAGTGAGATCTGGGAGAGAGTAACGTAACAATCGCTGGGGAGCGTTGTACCTATTGTCCGTAACTTAACTTTAATTGAGGAAACTTGAAATGAATGAAGAAACTATGAGCACGTTTGATCCGGATTCGTTTATGAACTCTGAAGTCGAGGAAGCACTCTCGACTGAATACGTACCGATTCCGGAAGGCGACTATCAGGCAGTGATCGATAAGGCTACACCGAAGGTCACACCGAATGGTAATGCTCTGATTGAAGTACACTGGAAGATCGACGCTCCGGGCGTTGACGATGCGCATGAGAAGACTGTGCGTCAGGCTATCTGGCTTGACATTACAGGTTCCGGTGCATTAGAAACTGGCAAAGGTAAGAACGTGGCGCTTGGTCGCTTGCGTGAAGCCCTGAGCCAGAACGTACCGGGCCAGCGTTGGAATCCTGGTATGTTGGAAGGTAACGTTGCGAAGATCAAAGTCAAGCAGCGTGCCGGTGACGACGGAGCTATCTACACTGACGTTAAGGGTGTAGCTAAACTCTAAGTTATCCATTGTAAGTTGTAAGATGAATATGGCGGGGCGCTCTCTGCCCCGCCATATTTTTTACCAGAGGATATATCGTGGAACTAATAAACATAACTGACATTCAGGTGGCGAAGGATGAGCGTATCCGAAAATACTTCGACGAAGGTCGCATCCTCGATCTCGCTGATGATATCGCAAAGGTTGGCCTTCTCCACGCTATCGTCCTACAACAGGACACGAACAAGATTATCGCTGGCGAACGTCGGCTTCGCGCTCTCACTATGTTGCATGGTGGCAGCCGTACCGTTGAATATGCAGGTGAAGTTTTACCAAAGGGTCAGGTACCTGTCACCCGAGTTTCATCCCGTGATGCAGCCGCGCTGCTTGAAACCGAACTGGTTGAGAATCTTGCGAGGGAAGACCTGTCGTGGCAAGAGAACTCTGCCGCTTTGGCAAAACTTCATGCCCTCCGTACATCGCAGAATCCCAAACAGACCTTACAAGCCACGGCGTCCGAAGTCAAAGGTGCCCCGGCGGAAGGATCGGACGTTACGAAAGTCTCCGATGCTGTCACGTTGGCAGAGTTTCTGGACGACGTTGACGTTGCCAAGGCAAAGACCCAGAAGGAGGCTATGAAGATAGTCCGGGCAAAGGCTCAAAAGAAACGCAACGAAGAACTTGCTCAAAGTTTCAGCATGAAGGAAGGATCGCAGCATGTTCTTCTCCACGGTGATGTGCGAACTGTACTCCCAACAATCGAGTCTGGGCAGATCGACGTGATCGTTACCGATCCTCCCTATGGCGTCGGCGCTGATTCTTTCGGGGATCAACAGTTCCTCAACCACGAGTATGATGATTCGAAAGATACTTGGCGGGAACTCTCTGTGTTGCTGGCTAAGGAAAGCTATCGTATCTGTAAACCAGAGGCTCACGCCTATGTCTTCTGTGATATTAGATTCTGGCCACAGCTTACCGCGTTGTTTGAGCTGGCTGGTTGGGACGTCTGGGCCACCCCGTTGATATGGGATAAGGGTAACATGGGTTTGTTGCCGAGGCCTGAACACGGCCCACGTCGCTGTTACGAAGCTATCCTCTATGCAATCAAGGGGAAGAAGAAAGTCAACGCTGTCTATCATGACGTTATCCGAATCCCTACCACCGGGAAGGAACGACACGCAGCGGAGAAGCCGGTTGAACTCTATGAAGAATTGCTTAAGAGAAGTGTCAAGCCGGGAGATAATATCCTTGATTGCTTCGCTGGATCAGGCCCGATCTTCCCAGCTGCCAACCGACTGAACTGTCGTGCCCTTGGTATTGAAAGAGAAGAGGCTAACGTGGGGATTTGTTCAACGAGACTGGAGGAAAAATAATGACTTGGCAAACAGATTATGCTCTATTAAGCAAAGCCCGTTGTCCTAAGTGTTACGGTTCTGGTGAGTGTGATGATGCCGAGCCGGGGGATACAAGCTATCGAACCTGGGAGTGTAAGGACTGCAAAGGTACTGGGTATGCGGAGGGGGAGATTCCACTTTCCTCTGATATAGTTGAGGCCCTAAAAAATTCTGGAATCAATGTAGAGGAAAAATAATATGAACGACTGGAAAAAACTTTTAGCAACACTTGCCCCAACAATAGCCACCTCTCTTGGTGGCCCACTTGCTGGAATGGCAACGAAGTTTGTAGGGGATAAGCTTTTAGGCAACCCGCAAGCTACGGAGAAAGACCTTGGGAAATGGCTGTTGTCTGCCAACCCCGAGGAAATGGCGAGGATGAAACAGATCGACAATGACTTTCTCTTGGAGATGGAACGTCTCGGCGTCGATGTATTCAAGATGGAAGTTGAAGATCGCAAGAGCGCTCGTGGTTTGTTCGGCGTAAACATCTGGCCGCAGATCACACTAAGCACCGTGTTTCTTCTGGGCTATTTCGTTTTGATGTATGCGCTCATCAAGCACAAGCTGGACTTGGAGCCGTCGCAACTAACCCTTGTCACAGCTTTGATTGGTGTGCTAACCGCTGGCGTTGGATCGGTCATGCAGTTCTGGTTCGGTTCATCTTCCGGCAGCAAACAAAAGACTGACCTGATGGGTGGTAAGAAATAATGCCAGTCATCGTCAAAGGTGTCGGGCCAACTGATGCCAAGGTCATGATAATAGGTGAGCATCCTTACGTTGATGAAGAGCGTAAGGGTGTTCCCTTCTCTGGTAGCACGGGACAAGAACTGACAAAGATGCTGCATGAAGCTGGCATCGCGCAGACCGAGTGCTACTTAACCTATGTTTATAAATCGAGGCCGTTTCGTAATGACTTCAAAAACCTTTACTCCAAAGACACACCAAAGAATCGAGAAGCTAAGCCAGAACTTATTGCAGCCCAAGCTGAATTGTTTGCGGAAATCAGAAGAGTTAGTCCAAGCGTTATCATCGTACTTGGAGATGGAGCTTTGTGGGCCGTTACGGGTGAGCGTGGAATTACCAAGTGGCGCGGGTCATTACTTCTGGATAACCTTCCCGGAATCACGGTCATTCCAACCTACGATCCCGTGCAAATCATGCGGGTGTGGCAGTGGCGATTCATTGCCGTGCAAGACCTCCGACGAGCCGCCAGACAATTAACTAACCCGGTGGCGAAACCTGAATATGACTTCATCATCCGACCCAGTTATGAACAAGTCGTCAACACCCTCGTTAATCTTTGCAAGAGGGCTGATGATAGAGAACCCCTCAAGCTTTCCGTTGATATCGAAACCCGCACTCGGCATATCGCCTGCCTCGGACTCGCATGGAGTAGCTTACATGCTATCTGTATCCCCTTCATGTGCGTGGAATCAATAGAAGGATACTTCACCGAAGAAGAAGAACTCCATATCATCCAACTCTTGGGGCAGTTACTCACTCACCCCAACGTTCGAGTGATTGGTCAGAACTTTTTATATGATCTCCAATACATCTGTAAGCATTGGGGATTTATTGTCGAAGTCTGGATGGATACCATGATAGCACAGGCTGTATGCTGGCCGGGGATGCAGAAGGCTCTCGACTTCATATCATCTATGTACTGTGAGTATCATGTGTACTGGAAAGATGATTCAAAAGATTGGGCACCTGATCTTGGGGAGGAACAACTATGGATTTACAACTGTGTAGATTGCGTAACCACCTACGAGTGCTCGGGTGTCCTCTCTGGTTTAATAACCAAGCTTGATCTTGTCGAACCGTATGAGTTTGAAATGAGCTTGGTCGCCCCGCTTCTTCGTATGATGTTACGAGGTGTTAAGATTGATCTCAAACGTCGAGATGAAATGATGTGGGAATTACAAGATGCTTTACAAGAACGAGCCGAATGGTTTACTTCACTGGACGTTGCGGGAGGGTTACAACTTGTTAAATCGAAAACAGCCAAGGCGTGGTACGACAGTCCCACCCAACAAAGCAAACTCTTCTATGGGCATTATGGAGTCCCTATGGTCAGGAAGCGGGGAACCGGACGTCCGACTTCAGATGATGAGGCGCTCAAGATCATTGCTCAGAAGGAGCCGCTACTGGCTCCTGTTTGTGACGTCCTTGCTGAGTACCGCTCTTTGGGTGTGTTCCTTAATACTTTTGTCCGTGCTCCTCTCGATCACGACAAGAGAATGCGATGCTCGTACAATCCAGTTGGAACAGAAACTTTCCGTTTTAATTCCAAGGCAGACGCTTTTGGATTTGGGACTAACCTGCAAAACATCCCGAAGGGGGGAGAGAAATGAAATTTCTAAGGGTGACAGTAGAGGTAGGTGAGACTGCTCCGGATGAATTGGATAGTCGAGTTGAGAATAAACAAGTCCGCTATGTACAAAAAGTTGAACAAAATACAATGACTTATACAGGACTTGGCGGTAGAAATTCTAAGCATATTATGCGGTTAATGGTAATGGAAGCTCTTAATAGATTATACGATGATCTAGATAGAGCTAATATTTTAAAATAGAAGGAGAGTAAAAGTGGACTGGTCACCGAAACAACAACAAGCATTAGACACCGTCGCTAAGTGGTTAGACTCTGGCGATTCACCATTCTTCTACCTTGCTGGCTATGCCGGTACAGGTAAGACGACACTAGCTAAACACCTCGCCGAAGGGGTAAAGGGTGAGACACTCTTTGCTGCCTATACCGGCAAGGCTGCTCTTTGTATGCAGAAGAGTGGGGTACCACAGGCTCGAACAATCCATTCGATTTTATACAGGCCTGTGCCAACTGATACAAAGAGAATTGCAGAACTGGAGAAGCTAGCAATGGAGGAAGGCTTCACCGCTGAAGTTATAGGAGAACTCACAAAGTTAAAAGCTCCACAGTTTGAAATCAATCCTGAGTCTCCTATCCTTGAAGCTGGGCTTCTTGTTCTTGATGAATGCTCGATGATCAATGAAGAAATGGCACAGGATATCCTAAGCTTTGGTGTTCCGATTCTTGTACTCGGTGATCCAATGCAGTTGCCGCCGGTTAAAGGTACCGGGTATTTTACCAACCGAACGCCTGATACTATCTTAACTGAGATACATCGACAGGCAGCTGACAATCCAATCATTGCGTTGTCCAAGCATGTTCGTGAGCA